GACGTGTGCCAGGAGCCGTGGGCGAATGCGGGCTACACGAGCCAGGCGGCGTTCACCGTCCTGAAGCTCGCCGAGTCCGACAACAACTCGTCCTACTCCGACGTGACCGAGTTCGTCGGCGGCGGCAGCGGCGGATTCACGATCCCGACGCCGACCGCCACGGCTGGTGACGTGGTCGTGCGGATGGACGTGGATTGCCGTGGCAAGAAGCGCTACCTGAAGGTTACCGCCACGCCGTACACGACGGGCAACGTCTACACCGTCGCTCGGCTCGGCAAGGGCAACGACGGGCCGGTCACCGCTTCCGCGAAGGGCGTCAACGCCGCCGTCAGCGGCTGATCGACTTGACACGACCGACACAGTGAGCGGCGGGTGGCGACGAGCCGCCCGCCGTTTTCACTTGAGGGCTTTCTCGTGATCGTGCAGGTCGGCGATACGTCGGTCGAAGTGCGTGCAGAGGCGGTGCTGTCGGCCCCGAGGTTTGGGCCGCTCACGAACGTCTTCGCGTTCGTCGAGTCGCTCATGCCGCTGCACATCCGCCCGACGCTCGGGCAGGGTGCGTTCTGGGCGCAGGTGCTGACCCGGATGCTCGAAGAGTTCGCTCCGACGACGGAGTACATCATCACGCTGGACTACGACACGTTCGTGACCCGCTCCGACATCGAGCGTCTCTTCGCGATCGCGATGACGTGCCAGTGCGATGCCCTCGCCCCGATCCAAGCGAAACGCGAGGACGGGCGGCCGATGCTCACGCTCCTCGACACGATGGACGATCCGCCTGCCGACGGCAAAACGGAACTGCCGCTGTCGTGGTTTGCCGAGCCGGTTCAGCAGGTCGATACGGCTCATTTCGGCTGCACGATCATCTCGACCAGGGCGCTGAGGCGAACGCTCAAGCCGTGGTTTCACAGTAAGCCCGACGCCGAGGGCGGCTGGGGAGACGGGCGGATCGACGACGATCTCTGGTTCTGGAGACAATTCAAGGCGAGCGGCAATCGCCTCTTTATCACGCCGCGTGTCGTAATCGGTCACGGCGAGTACGTGATCTCGTGGCCGAGCAAGGATTTCTCGGGACCAGTGTTTCAGCACACGACGAACTGGCAGCGGACGAAGAATCCGCCGGAAACTGCATGGAGGGTCGGCGAGTGAACACAATCAAGGTGCGGATGAATCGTGCGTACGGATCGTACAAGGCGAACGAGCTCGTCGAGGTAGACGAGTCCTTCGCCGCGAGGCTCTTCGCGTGGGGCTACGCCACGCGGGAGACGCAGCAATCGCTGATCGAGACGGCAGCGGTGGAGCCTGTCGCGGAGCGGGCAGACATGACTCCACGGCGCAGGGGGCGACGGCATGAATGACGGCAAGCGATATCGCAGCATCAAGGTGCAGACGCAGCCGGTTGTCGAGCCGGTGAGCGTCACCGACGCCAAGGCTCACATCCGCGTCGATCACAACAGCGACGACGCCTACATCGCTGCGCTCATCTCGGCGGCTCGCGAGTACTGCGAGACGTACATGGACGAGACGCTGGTGGACACGCAGTACGTCATGCGGCTCGATGCGTTCCCAGCGGTCATCGAGTTGCCCCGACCGCCGATGAGCCAGACCGCCGGTCGCACGGCGGTGTCGATCGTCTACACCGCGAGCGAGGCGGGCAACACGGCGACGCTCTCGACGACCGAGTACCGCGTCGATCGTGACTCGAAGCCCGGCACGCTGCGGACGCTGTACGCCGGGTCGTGGCCGAGCCACCTGCTCGACTACGGCAGCGTCACGGTCACGTGGTGGGGCGGTCGCGGAGACGACGGCAGCAAGGTCTCGCCGAGGGTTAAGGCGGCGATCCTCATGCTCGTCGGGCAGTGGTATGAGCGACGCATGGCGGCCGACGCCGTATCGCTCTCTGAGATGCCGTTCGGCGTGAAGCACCTGCTCGATAGCTGCAAGTGGGGATCGTACACATGATCGATCCGGGCAAACTCCGCGAGCGGGTGACGGTGCAGATCGCCACCGGGGCGACGAACGCCATCGGAGAGACGGTGCTGACGTGGAGCGACTCGACGGCCGTATGGGCGAGCGTCGAGGGCGTGTCGGCCCGCGAGGCGCTGTCGGCGAACCAGCAGGAGGTGACCGTCACGCACCGCGTGCGGACCCGGTACATCCCTGGACTCACGCAGCAGATGCGGTTCTCGTGGCGTGGCAGAACGCTCGATATCGTGTCGCTCCTCGAACACAACAACCGCAGCGAGCACGAGTGCATCTGTGAGGAGCGGACGTAATGGCGGACACTCGCGTCAAGGTCGAGTTTGACACGCAGGAGCTCGCCGTGCTGCGAGCGGCTTTCAGTCGGCTCCCGAAGAACATCTCGGCACGATACCTCGGTGCCGCCCTGCGGTCAGCATCGAGGCCCGCACTCACGAAGTTGCGTCAACTCACTCCCAGAGGCCCGACCGGCAACCTCAAGCGGTCAATCGCCACGAAGGTGAAGCGATACAAGAGCGGAAACGCCGTCTCTCTCGTGGGCTACCAAGCGGCGACCGGCGCGGGCCAGAAGGCGAGGGGATTCCATCAAGGGTTCGTTGAGTTCGGCACCAAGCGACGAACCGCCAAGGGCAGGTACGCATCGACCTACTGGAGCAAGACGGTAGATCGTCAGGGCAAGTTCCAGGTCTTGACGACCAAGCGAGGGAAGAACGCCGGAAAGATTCGGACGAAGCCCTTTCCGAAGTCGTTCTTCAAGGTCGCAAAGCGCGGCCAGAAGGTTGAGCTCGGCAAGATGCCTGTCGGCGGAAAGAGAGGGGTTGCACCAATCAAGACCGCATGGGCTCGCTCGCTGCCCGAGGTTCGGAAAACTCTCGAACTTCAGATGGCGGTGCGTCTCGAAAATGCCCTCAAGGACTTGGCTACCGGGGTGAAGGGTCGCGGCTTCGGACGAGGCAGGAGATGAGCTACAAGTCCCCGGAAAAAGTACTGCTCGATGTCTTGGTGACGGCTACCGCCGTGACCAGCGTGGTCGGCACGCGGATATTCCCGCTGCTCGCCCCCGCCTCATCGGCCCTGCCGTTCGTCACGTGGAGGCGCACCGGCATCGAGCGGACCCAGACGCTCGGATCGCCTCACGGCGTGCCACGTGTTTCGGTGGACTACACGGTCGTGGCGGCGAGCTACAACCAGGCCCGCGAGGCGGCAGATGCCATGCGGCGGACTCTGGATGGGTACGGCGGCACGGTGGACAATACGGTTGTGGAGCAGGTCAGCCTGGAAAACGAGGTCGATGACTTCGTGACGCTGGCAGGCTCTGACCAGCCGCCTTCGTATTCGGTCACGCAGTCCTACGACATCTGGTGGAGAGAGTGACGCATGTCATACAGCACGCCGCATGATTCGTCCGGCACGAGCTTCAGCTTCGGTGGCACGACCTACACGGTCACCCAGATCACGTACAACCTCAACGACGTGGCGGCTGGCGACACGATCGACGTGTCGCATCTCGGGCTCACGACCGGCGCTCAGGTCGCCACGATGGACCGACCTCTGAAGGGCTCCGCGACCGACACGGGCCGCGAGGTGACGATCGAGTATCTCGGAAACACGGTCATCAACGACGCCACCACTGGCACGCTCGCGATCACGGGCGGCATCTCGCTGTCGAAGTCAGCGACCGTGTCGAGCTCGTCGGTCACGCTCGCGGTGAACGACGTGATCCGGGGTTCGGCCACGTTCCGCGTGGCTCGCTGACGCGGGGAGGTTCCCGCAGTGGCGACGTACTCGACGGGCATCTCGGCGACGTGGGGCAGCGTGACGTTCACCGAGGTCACCGGGCTTTCGTGGACGTACGGCGGCGAGAACGTCGGCCGGTCTGCGAACTTCAATCCCAACCCCGGCAGCGTGTCGGTCACCGCCCTCGGAACCGTGCCGAGCATCGGCGTCGTCGGCAATCGTGGCACCATCACGATCACGGGCGGCGGAATGAACTTGACGCAGACCGCAGTATTGGACTCGGTGTCCGCTGCCGCAGAGGTCAACGGCGTGACGCTGTACACCGTCGAGTTCACCCTCTTGGACAACTGACATGGCACTGACGCGAGAGCAGATTGAGTCTTCTTCGGCGCGTGTTGCCCCCGTCGAGGCGTTCGGCGGCGAGTGCTTCGTTCGTGTGATGAGCGTCGGAGATCGCGACGCCTACGAAGTGCTGGTGATCGAGCACGGCGGCAAGATATTCCCTGACTTTCGCAGCGAGCTCGTGTCTCGAACTCTGTGCGACGAAAAGGGGAAACTCTTGTACCCAGGCAGCGATGGAATCGAGGCGATCAAGCAATTGCCTTCGGATCACGTTCACAAGGTATGGACTGCCGCGATGAAGCACAACGCCATGACCGAGGAGGAGATTCGCAAGCTCGCGGGGGAATAAACGCCCGGCCCTCGCTGCTGTTCAAGCTGCGTCTGGCTGGGCATCTCGGGAAAACGCTCGCTGAAATCGACCAGATGGACTCGCGAGAGTTCTCGACGTGGATCGCGTACTCGCGATGGTTTCGCCCGCTCAACGACAGTTGGATGCAGATGGCAATGCTTGCCACGTGCGAGCTCGCGCCGCACACGAAGAAAACTCCGAGCCCCGAGCAGTTCATTCCGATCGACACGAGCACGCCGCAGCACTGGACCCAGATCCACGCGACGCTCGCAAAGATGAAGGCAGACTTGGAAGGCTAGCATGGCTACCGATCTCGCACTTGCGATGCAGATCAGCGCGAACACGACGCAACTCGCGTCGGCGGCTCGCGATGTGTCGGCGAAGCTGCAAGGGATGGCCCAGGCGGGACGCAAAGCCTCTGCCGACCTAGCCGTACTGAAGACGATCGAGATTTCCCGCGTTTTCGTATCGTCCATCACGGCGGCGACAAGGTCTCTCTCGGCCATTGTCTCAGGGTCTTCCGCAGCGATCGCTGGCGTGGACGACCTGAGCAATCGCACCGGCGTCAGCGTTCAGTCGCTACAGGCTTATCAGTTCGCCGCCGAGCAAAGCGGCGTCAGTATCGAAACTTTCGGTCGCAGTGTCCAGAAGCTCGGCATCAATCTCGGCGAGGCACAGACGGGCAATAGGGCGGCTGCCAAGTCGTTCGCCGATCTCGGATTGTCCGTAGACGAACTGACGCGACTGGGCCCGGAGGCTGCGTTCGAGGCAGTGTCCGCAGCGATCGCAAAACTGCCCAACCCGGCGCAGCAGGCGGCGGCGGCCGTCGGCGTGTTCGGCAAAGCCGGTGCCGAGCTCGTTCCGGTGTTCGCCGAAGGAGCAGGGTTTCTTGAGAACATGCGGGCCGAGGCTGTGCGTCTTGGTCTCGTCCTCGGTGAGCCGCAGGTGAGAAGCCTCGCTACGCTCGACGACTCGCTCGGAAAGGTATCGGCTACGTTTCGTGCCTTCACTGCACGCGTGGTCGCTGAGCTTGCTCCCGCACTAGTTGACGCAGCGGAGAATGCCGCCACGTTCATCGCGTCGCTCGACGTTCGGCAGATCGCCACGTCGATCACGTCGCTCATCGGCGGTGCGTCGCAGGTGGTCTCGGCATTCGGCGAGGCGTTCCTGTCGGTCTATCAAGCGACAGCCCCACTGGCGGCGACCGTGTTTCCGACGATTGCGAGCTCACTTTCTTTCATCGCCAAAAACCTTCAAGGCGCTGCCATCGGTGCGCTGGCTGCCGCCGGTGCGCTGGTTGGGTATTCATTGGCTGGACTGTCGGCCGCCACTGCCACGGCAACGCTTTCGGCCGCGATCACGACCCTCCTGTCTCGCACTGGAATCGGGCTCATCGTCGTGCTGGCAGGCACTGCGGCCGGGGCTCTCGCGAGTTGGGCGGCGTCTTCAAGCGACGCGGGTGCGGAGGCGCAGGCGGCGATCGCCAACGCAAGCTCCGCGATCGCGGTCGCAGAACAGGCAACTCGCGACGCAACGCAAGCCGTGCGTGAGTTTGGTGACGAGGCGACACAGGCGTTCAAGCTGCCCGCTGAGATCACCGAGAGAACGCTGGTTCAGGACAGCATCAACGAGGCGAGCACCGCGTTCCGCAACCTCGCGAAAGAGGCTGGCGGTCTGGCGAATGTTCCCGTCGCGGTCGGCGAAGCGTTCGAGACGCTCACGTTCTACATCGAAGGTGTCGAGAGGGGCATTGTCGATTCAGCGATTCAGCAGGAAGCGATCGCAGAGTCAGCCGCAGTCGTCCTCGTTGAGATTCAAAAGATCGTCGAGGCACGCAAGGCTGAAGAGGAGGCGACCAAGGCAGCGGCCCAAGCGGCGCAGCAGGCGTCCGATGCGGCACGCAAGAGGACGGAAGAACTTGCGTCGGCTGGCGTCTCGGCGGCAGAGCAGTCTCGCGTCCAGTTGTCGAAGGACTTGCTCGCCATCACGCAATCGCTCGCTGACGCCGAGGCGGCTGTCTCTGCGGCGAAGCAGAGCGGCGATCGGGCTTCGCTCCAAGCGGCGCAGGAGCGCATGCGTCTGACTCAGAAGACCGCAGCGGCTGCGACGATTGAAGCCAAGCGGCAGGCCCGAGAGCGCGACCTCGCCGCCTTCGGCATCGACGAAGGACTCCTGAAGCCGGTGACAACGCTGCGAGACCAGTTCGTAAAGGTCCGCGAGGCTTTCGATCGAGGTCTGGTCAATGGGGGCGAGGCAAGGCAGGCGCTCGAAAACCTCGCGGCCGAGGGGATTTCGATACGCGCCGACATCGCTGCCGAACTCAGCCGCCCCGCACAAAGAGCACTCAACGTCAACGACTTGCGTACCGCAGAGGGGGCATCGCAGTTTCTCGCTCTCGCGACGGGGCGAGATGACCCGGCCGTCGAGCAGGCACGCCAGCAGGTGCGGAAGCTCGACGAGATCAAGCAGGCGCTCATCGCTATCGGTGCGAATCCGGTCGAGATCCTCGGCGGCTAACCCATGGCAATCCTGCAAACCACCGAGATTCTGCCTCGCACGTTCGAGCACCGCTTCGGCTCGTCGCCGACGGCCCAGCGCAAGGTGATCATCACGGTTGATGCACCCGAGTCACAGCAGGATGTGCTCGATGCGGTCGGGATCTACCACGGCAGCGCACATCCAGAGTACTCCTATCTCGTCTGTACAAATGGGTCGTTCACCGAGACTGATCGCTACCACGTCGAGGCGACGTACAGCTACGAACTGCCGCAGGTCGGCACGACGGACTTCCAACCCAACCCGCTCGCTCGCCCTGACGTGTGGTCGTTCTCGACGGGTGGTGCACAGGTTCCTGCGCTCGTCTACTACCACGGCAGCGGAAACGGTGACAGAAGGCCGCTCGTCAATGCAGCCAACGATTACTTCGAGGGGCTGACCACGCTCGAAGCAGAAGTGCGAGCGACGATCGCATGGAACCGGGCGATCTTTCCGGCCGACCTCGCTGCGGGCGTGACGAACTGCATCAATTCCAGCCCTTATCTATGGGGCGCAAGGCATACGTGGCAGTGCGCAGGCATCTCCGCGAGCAAGCAGTCCGAGGTCGTCAACGGCATTGAGATCAACTACTGGAGCGGAACCACCGAGCTCGTCTTCCGGCAGAGCGGGTGGAACCTGCTTCTACCGAACATCGGGCTGAACTACATCCAAGGCAGCGAGAAAAAGCGAGCGACCGTCAAGCTAGACAACGAGGACATCGCAGCGGCAAGTCCCGTCGCGCTTACAGAGTCTGGTGGCCTCGCGTCGGCAGGCTCGCTGCCTATCATCCTCACTCGTCGCGTATTTCGTGAGGTCGATTTTTCCGGCTACTTCGGCACACCACCGTTCTGAGGCACGACATGGCAGACGTGAACTACACGATCAACGGGCAAGTCGCGAAGGGCGCGCTCTCGCAGTCTTTCGCCGCGAGCGGCGTCACTGCGGACATGAACACCACCGGTATGATCGCCCTGACGCTAAACCTCGGGACCGCCACGCAGGCAATCTCGACAGCATCGCTCTCCAGCGTCGGGATCGCCTTCGCCCGGTCCCTGGCGACGACCGGCACGCACACCGTGTCGTTCGGCAGGCTCGACGGCACGACGCTCTACGAAGCCGTGACGCTGCGTGCTGGCGAGGCTGCGGTGATGCGACTCGCGGCAGGCGACTACGGGGCAAAGGCGGTGGTCGCCAACTCACGGCTCGTCATCTCGATCTACGAGGGCTGACATGCCCCAGCGACCGGACGGACAACCGGCACGGCCGCAGCGAGTCACTTTCACGAAGGGCTCTGCCGAGCGGATTGCGGCGGTTGTGCGCGACTATGAGGCAGGCGACCGCGCTGAGGCTCCGCTCCGGTTCGGCGTCGTTTCGTCCGACTCGCGCAAGACGTTCCGCATCGCAACGTTCTCTGGTGCGTGGTCGATCAACGCCACGAAGACGGTCACGTTCAAGTACCAGACGAGCACGCCGAACACGGCATCGGCACTCAACCTCTTCGCCGCCGTTCCTGCGCCAGCGAGCAGTGGCGACTGTGCCATTGCAAAGGACGGCACCGCGTGGTTCCTCATCGCAGCGGTGTGCTCATGATCGACGACCCACTATCGCTGGTGCTTTGGTCTTCGTGGCTCATGGCGGCCGGTATGTACCCGATCGGGTTTTTGTTCGGGGCGTGCTCGGACTGCTGCGATGGGTGTCAGCCGTGCGAAAGCAACAAATGCAAACGGGCATACTCGGGAAACTCTGAAAATGGGCCATGCTACGATTTGAGTGGCGATTGGACAATGCAGTTGGCCGATGGCAACGTTGTAGACGGCACTATACAAGATGGCGATTTAGATGGCCCTGTAAACGATTACTCTTTGTTCACGCTACCATTCACTTGTCGCAACGCCTCAGACACAGCAGAGTATACGCTTCAAATTGGCGCAAGAATCAACGACGGGCTGCTTGAGATATTCCGCGCGAACGATGTATGCGAGTGTCTAAATTGCTGCCAGCCTAACATGCAAGCGCAATTTATTTTAGGTGGCGAACCTGATGTCGTTATACCAGGGCAATCAGTCAGTTTTTCCTGTGACCCTGGTGAACACTTTTTTACCTTTGCTATTTGCGAATGCTCTGAAGACTCTGTGACCATAACAATCCCGCTACAGAACGCAATAGACTATGCTGGTTGCGTTGCAGAACAACTAACTTCTGCGTGTGCGGATTTATACACTGAGTGGGCAAGTCAGCAAAGTCTGGTGTTCACATTGACCAACATCGTTCCGTGCGAGTGCGGTGCGTGCTGCAAAGAAGATGGCAGCTGCGGCGAGCAAATCACGCAATTTTATTGTGAAGATGGCAGTGGATTCTTTGATGTTTTTACCGCTGGCGTCTGGCAAGGCGTCGGCACTGACTGCGACCCTAATCCGTGCGAAGAAGAGTGATAAAAGTCCTCCGTTCTGCCGTCGTCGCGAAGGACGCCCGCAGCCCCGGCTATCTCGCTGCCGTCGAGGCCGCTGCTACGGGCGATCACGGCACGTACTACGAAATACCGCGTGATGCGTACCTCAGCATTGTGCGACAGTTCTCGTCGCCTCGCGTTACGGCGCAAGTGAACCGACGCAAGCGCCGCCTTCCTCGCATCGCCGTCGGCGACCTCGTCGAAACCATGCTCACCCGCATCGGAATTAGTAAGGATCGCGTGAAGCAGTGGCTTCGTGTGAAGGACTGCGGCTGTGCCAAGAGACAGCGGTGGCTCAACCAGTGGGGCTACCAGCAGCAGGACCGCATCGAGCGGCTCCTGAACAAAGCCGCTAGGTGGTACGGCATCACTTGACACCCTATCGACCATGGTCGCAGGAGGACGGGTGCCGTGGCCGAGGATCACGACATCACGATCGCGGGCCAGAGGTGGCTGCTGCGTTTCACGCGGCTGAAGGGCCGCGCCGACGGCTGGACGTGCTATGACGAAAAGCCGCCGAAGATGCTCGTCGATGAGCGATTGACCGGCGGGCAGCGTCTCGAAACCGTCCTCCACGAGATCGCTCACGCGGTGCTCGGCTCCACGATCTCTGAGGAGACTGTGACCGAGCTCGCCCGCGTCCAGCGTCGTGTGCTCTGGCAGATCCTCCGATATCGCGAGGTGCCTCGTGGCGAGTAAGGCGAAGCCTGCGTCGATCGCCGACGAGATCGTGGCGCGGGTCAAGAACTACAAACCCGGCTTCAACGCTTGGCACTGCGACCTGCCAGCCGACGTGCTCGCGGAGCTAGAGGCACTTCGCGAGCGGTGGGTGAGCGGCGAGCTCGGTCTGCAAAAGCGGGCTCTCGCGCGGTCGATCATCCAATCGCTCAAGGATCGCGGGCTACCAGTGAGCGGCGTTCAAGGAGTCGAGCATTGGCTAACCGCAAACAAGCGTCGCTAACCGACGCCGTCATCGCTGCCGCCGCGACGGCCGAGCAACTCGCAGCCGACGCTGAGGTCGCACGCCTGCGTGCGGAGGTGGCTGCGATACGCGGAAGGTACAAAGCCGCGCTCGCTCAGATCGACCGCGAGCGGGAGCGTGCGGACGCGTTCGTCGGACTCAGGGGAATCGAGGGCAAAAAGCCCTTGACCAAAACTGTCAAGGGAAAGCGGCACCCGGCCACGATGGTCGTACTGCTCAGCGACATCCACTGCGAAGAGACCGTGCGAAGTGAGCAGGTGAACGGGCTCAACGCATTCGACCTGGACGTGTGCGACGCCCGGCTCGCCGAGCTCTCCGAGCGGTTCTTCGCCCTGCTCGAACACGAGCGACAGTTGTGCAAGATCGACAGGGTCGTCGTCTGGCTGGGCGGCGACCTCATCTCGGGCATGATCCATCCCGAGCTCGCCGAGGAGAACTCGCTCCACCCGCTCGCGGCACTGCGATGGATCGGCGAGCGTCTGCGTGGGTTCATCGACGCCGTCAGCGACACGGCAAGCGAGGTGCTCGTCGTCACGTCGTGCGGGAACCACGGCAGGACGACCGAGAAGCTCCGCACGAACGAAGCGGACACGAGCTACGAACACCACCTCTACGTGACGATGGCGGCTGCGGAGTCGAGGAAGAACGTCACGTGGCGGGTCGGTGAAGGACACCTCAACTACGTCGATCTCGACGGGTTCACGATCCGGTTCATGCACGGCCACGCCGTGCGATACCAGGGCGGCATCGGCGGCATCCACGTGCCGCTGAACAAGTCGATCGCCGCGTGGGATTCGACGCGACGCGCGGACCTCACGTGCCTCGGGCACTGGCACCAGTTCTCGTGGTCACGCTCGGGCCGCTACGTCACGAACGGAAGCGTGATTGGACCGAGCGCCTACTCTGTCCGAATCAAGGCGTCATACGAGCCGCCGTGTCAGGCGGCGTTCGTGGTCGATCATCATCGACGCGAGGTGACGCGAGCCTATCCCGTGTTCTGCGATCGCGACCTGAGAGGAAAAAAGTGACCGAAGCCACGCTCGAATCCGCCAACGCCGCCCTCCGCTCTGCCGTCGAGTCCCGCCTTGCTGGACGCTCACCGATGGCCGCAAGCCTGGAGGGATGCCCGCCTGCACTGGAGGCAGCGACGCGAGTGCTCGGCGACGCGTGCTGCGAGGGGACGAAACCTCGGTCGTCGTGCGCAGGTACCGAGCAATCGGAAACGTACTCAGAGTGGACGCCGCCCGACTACGCGGCGCGGACCGAGGCGGTCAAGGGCTTCGCCCGGCTCGTCGAGGAGGCACGCCCCGCGCGGCTCGCGCGGGAGACGCATCCGACGAGCCAGGCATTCTTCGATCTCTGTGACGAGCTCAAAGAGATGCACCGTAAGAAGTCGGCCGACTACGGCTCGGCGACTGACCCTCTCGCCAACATCCGCAATGGTGCGGAGTTCGTCGGCATCGAGGCGTGGCGTGCCGCGATGGTCAGACTCAGCGACAAGGTCACGCGATTGCAAACCTACTGCCGAACCGGACAGCTTGAGCACGAGGGCGTGGAGGACACGCTCATGGACCTCGCGTCCTACTCGCTGCTAGTCCTACTGACGCACCGGGAGTCTCGCGATGCCACGCCGTGACGCACTGACCGAAGACGACGTGGCCCGCATGATGGATCGCGCCGAGCGTGCCATGAGCTCAACGAGCAAGCAGCAGCGATCGCTGGGGCAGGACATCGAGCGACTCCTGACGGAGCGCAACCGCCTCCTCGCGATCATCGCCGTGCTCCAGAGCGAGGACGCGTGATGTTCGGGTCCGACCTGCGGCAGCGCGTCGATCAACTGGCGTCCGTCGTCGCGGTCATGGCGCACAACCAGCGGTCGATGGCGGAAGCGCTGCGGACGGTCGTCGAGTCGGCGAACGACAACGCCGAGCACTGCAACAAGAACTTCACGGCGATCGTGGCGTCTCTCCAAGAGATTGTCGATCGGCTCGCGGAGGATGCGTCGGACGACTGGTGGAAGCACCCGCACGACTGAGCCATGGCGGCCGGGTGCGGCGGCGCGAGTCCTCCTCCGCTCGCGCCGCCCCCGGTCTGTCAGGCGGCATCCCCCTGCCCCGCGATCCACCCGTCGAGCAGCCCCCGCGAGAACGCCGCCACGTCGTCTGCGTCGATGCCAGCAGCCGCCGCCAGGGCGTCGTGCTGAGCCCGTGGAGGGCAGGCGAGCCCTCGGGCTGCCATCGACCGCCCGACCGACGCACCAGCCTCTGCGGGGCCGCTGGACGCCCGTGCAGGCGTGGGCGGCTCCGGGGCCGGTGGCGGGGCTGGGCGGGCCGCACGTCGCTCGCTGGGGAGCGTGGGGAGGAGGTCGAGCGGGTCGTCCCGTCGCACGATGTCGTCGATGAGGTAGTGCGTCCTGGTTGTCTTTGCGTCGGAGTGCGACAGGAAGTCGGTGGCATCCCCGCCCCCGGCGGCGACGAACGAGCCGCTCGTCTTGCGGATCGCATGGAACCCGTGGACGGCGACGCCCGCTGTGTCGCCCAAAAGCCGCAGCGAGATCCAGAGCGATTGGGGGACTCGGTGCTCCAACCACGGCCAGACAAGATCGTCGTCGCCCCGTCGATGCTTGCCCAGAAGGCGGGCGAGCTCGGGAGTGATCGACCGCACGATCGTCTTCACGCCGCCCTTCCTGCCGCTGCCGTCATACGTGATCCGCCGGGCGTCGAGATCAACGTCTCGCCAGCGGAGTGCCAAGAGCCCGCCGATCCGCTCGGCCGTCTGCCACGCTGCCTGAAGGATCGTCGTCCAGAACCACCACGCCGGGACCGGGCCGATGTCGCCCCGCCTGCGCCTGGCGGCTTTGACGAGCGCGTCGATCTCCTCGAGCCTGTAGCCCTTCGGCGGCCGCAGGCTCACCTTGACCAACCCTCGCGGCAGGTCTGGGTGCTCGATGAGCACGCCGTCTGATCGCGTCATCCGCTTCTTCGCCGCGTGCGTCCAGAGCGCCGACAGGTGAGAAATGTCTTTTTTCACCGTCGCCGGTCGCGGCGGCTTGCCTCGCCAGTGACGATCCTCGGCTCGCCACTTCGCGAAGCGGGCGAGCGTCATGTCGTCGAGGTCATCGAGCGTCGCCGGTCGTCCGAGAAACGCATCGAACCGGTCGAGCGTAGATGAGAGCAGGGCCGTCGTGCGGTCCTTCAAGCCGTGCCGAGTCGAGTACACCGAGAGTAGATCACGCAGAGTCATCGTCGTTCCTCCGTATCTAGATAGGACTAGTATACGGGCGACCACCGGAACCTATGTCTACCATGCCCTCCGCTAATACGATCGCCCGTAGGACTTGAGGTTACGTCGGTTTAGGGTGTTCGGGCAAGCGACGCGGCGGCGATTTGACCGCCAACTCCCGTTACGTATGATTTGGGTATGGTGTCCATGGCGCACAACATCGACGGCGAACCCCACATGACGATCGCCGAGACGGTCGATTTCATGGGCTGCACTGACGGCTGGGTTCGAGCTCTGCTCCGCGAAGGCAAGCTTCGCGGGCAGCGTCTTGGCGAGCGTCTCTGGCTCGTCTCGGTGAGCTCGGCCACGGAGCAGCGTGACGCCCTGACCACCAGGGCCAGCGGAAAAAAGCACCTCGCCAAGCGTCCGGCCGC